AGGCCCAAGGATCGGGCGCGGCGTTGGCGAAGGTGATGGCGCGCTGGAGGATGGTAAAGTAGTTGCCTCCCGTTGCGGGCGCACCGAGGTTCAGCAGGCTTGACGCCACGATAGCCCGGAGGGTGGCGGTGGAGCTGTGCCGAACGCCGACCCAATAAACCCGGTCAGCGTCATAGGTGAAGTCAAGGGTGGCCTCTTTAAGACCAGTGCTTCCAAAATCGAGGTTGCCACTTTCATACAGCGGAGACCCCGGCCACCCGTTTGTGCCGTTTTCGTAGATGATCACCTTACCCAAAGCACTCGCGACCGCGGTTGTTACCTCCACCCCGATGCGGTCGATCCGCATACGACTGGAAGTCATAAACGGTGAGAGTTCAGCCCTGTTTGCCGCCCCCGCGCGCGTCGTCCCTGCGGTCGTGCGGAAGTTGTTGTCGTAATACTGCCCGACGATCACCCCGCCCGCGTTCGGGGTGATGACGTTGCTGATCGCGGTGATGCGGTTGTTCAGGCTTGCCCGGTCGCCCCGCGCCGTGATGATCTCGGCCACCGCGTTGGCCAGTTCGGTGATCGTGATGCTGCCCTGCTTGATCAGCTTGCCGGTGGTGCCGTCGAACCCCGCCACCCGGTCGTTGGTCACGCTGTTCGGGCCGACCGCATATGGGGGGTCCACCAGTTCCATCGTATGGTCGGCCGGGCCTGCGCCCCGCCGAACCAAAATTCGGTCGGTCGCCGCAAGCGCGCTGGGCGTGATGCTCTCGACCGAAATCGCCATCAGACGGCGCTCGCAGCCGCGATGCCGGCGATCTTGACCTTGATCTCGTCAAGCCGCGCCTGCGCTTCCGCCTCGGCTTCACGGGTCGCGGTCAGTTTCGCCTCTGCTTCGGCCTGCGCCTCGGCGATGTCCTGCATCTGCTTTTTCGCGATCTCGGCCAGGGCCGCAGCAGTGCGTTCCGCCTCCTCAATGGCCTTCTTCTCGTCGGCCTCGACCTTGGCGAGCCGCGCCCGTGCGGCCTTCGCCTTGCCGTTCACCTCGTCGAGTTCGGCGTTCAGCTTCTTGTTCTCGGCCGTGACCAGATCGACGTTCTGACCGCGCGCCTCCTCCAGCGCCTTGATCTGGGCGTCGAGTTCCTTCTTGCGCTGCTCGCCCGTCCGCATGAACTCCACGAGTTCCTCGGCCCGGCGAAACGCCTTGAAGAAATTCGACATCTGGCCCAACGCGGCAACCGCGTCGTCCAGCGTCACATCCTTGGTTTCCTTGGCGGCCATGATCAGTCCCTCCGAAGCAGCATCTGAACGGTGATGCCGGAGGCCGTGCCCCCGGTGACGACCGGGCGGACCCAGCATGTGGCCTCGGCGACCTGCTCCAGCCCCGCCGCCGTGAAGTTGAGCGCGTTGCCCAGCAGATCGGTCAGCGTGGTCCAGTTCGTCGGAACCGGCCCCTCGTCGTTCGACCCTTGGAGCGTCACGGTCGCGCCCCCAAAGGTGCCGAACACCTGCACCGATTTGTCGGCGAACGCGGACCAGTCGATCGGTGCGCCGTCGTCGCCCGTGGCGAGGCCGGTCCACGCCGCGCGGCGGCACTGCATCCGGTTGAACTCCAGAACGCTTGCGGGAAGGGTTGCCATGGTTTCGTCCTCACGTTACCCCGGCCCGGGGCGCGCCCGAGCCGATCTGTTGCGCCATCGCCAGGTCCTTGGCCGCCGTAGCAAGCCCCGGTGCGGCTTGCAAGCCCTGCGCCACCGCCATCTGCTGCTGTTCCTGCTCGACCTTGGCCTGCATCTCGTCGTCGCTGAACAGGATGTCCGGCGGCGCCCCGTTGATCTCGGCCAGTCGGTCCAGCGCCCGCGCGACATTGATCTTTTTCGTCACGGTCGGGTCGATCGCCGCAAGTTGCGTCGCCGTCTCCAGCGTCCGCAGGATGCCGATGCCCTCCTCGGCGCGCATGGCGCGGGTGAGCGGGCTGTCGTATTCGATGTCGATGTTCGCGCCGTCGTCAAGCAGCGCGCGGGGCACGTCCTCGGGGCGGATAACCTTGGCGGCGAACAGGATGTCCAGTTCGCGCTCGATCATCGGCCCGAGGTATTCGGTGCGGAGACGGCCGCCGACCGGGCCGAGCAGCGCGCCCTTTTCCCGGACAAGCTCCATGACCTCGGTCGCGGTCTTGCGGTCGTTGGTGTTCTCGACCAGCACCTGGAACAACGTCACGAGGAAAGCCCCGTTTACGGCCTGCCGGCGCTGATCCATGATCTCCAGACCAAAGCCCGGGTTGCCGTCGGGGCGCAGGGCCTGCACGCGCGGCGATCCGTCAGGGGAGAGGTAGCCGTAGTTCATCGCCCCGGAGCGGGCCGAGAACGGGTCCATCGCGTCCTCGTCGGCCAGAAGCCAGACCGGATCGGTGACGAGCTCGCCGTAGCGCAGGGTCGTGCGTGCCATGGCCTGCAAGGTCAGGATGTCGGCCAGGGCGTCGTGGGCCGGGCCCCGGGCGTAGACCTCGTTCGGCGCGGTCATGTAGCGCGAGATGCCGAACGGGAACTTGCGGTAGCCGCTTTCCTCCAGCACCACCCGGTCGTCGCCCCGGCTGGACGAAATGAACACGACCGAGGCGAAGGGCATGTCGCGGTTCGACTTGCCGCGGGGGTCGTAGCTCTCCCGCGGGTAGACCGCCTTGCAAATCTTGATCGGCTTGTGCCGGTTCTTTTCGTAGTCGCCCTTGAGGCTGGCGGGAACCTTCGGGCCCCAGACCGGATGCTCACAGACTTGGTGCAGCTTGAACTCGCGCTCGTTGAACACCCGGGTCACGGTGCCGTTGGCGTCGGTGTCGATCCACGTCTCGGAGAGGTTCATCGACCGATACCGGATGCCCGGCATCGCGTCGTGGACGTAGGTGATGCCGGTGCCGAAAGCCCCGAGCGACATGTAGTTCTCGTTGGCGCGGCTGGTGAAGTTGGCGCGCGGCGAATAGCGGACCTTGAACAGCAGTTCGTTCAGGTCGTGCAGGAAGGTCGTGACCCCGGTGTCGCGCTTGAGGCGGGCCGACTTCGGAACAAGCTGGTGCCAGCGGCTGGTCTGCGGGGTGACGAGCGTGTCGATCGCCGCGGCAAAGCGGGGCAAAGCCATCTGCGCCGTGCTGTCGAAAATGTCCCGGTTCAGGTTCGTGCCCGGATAGTTGGTCGTGGTGAAGCCGTGCGTCATCGTCGGCAGCACGACCCGGGCGATGCGATCCCATGTGTTGTTGAAATTCACCCGCTGCGCCTTGAGGGCGGCGAGTTCATCGCAGAGCATGTTCTCGCGGGTGTCGGCCATCAGGCACCGACCCGGGTCGTCGCGCCGAGATCAGGCAGGCCGCTTTCGCTGGTCAGCACCGTGGTCGAGCGTCCGCGGCGCCGCAGCGTGCGGTCGACCTCGTTCAGCTTCGAGCGCGCATCATCGACCATCGGCGGCGGAGGCGCTTTCTCGGGCTTGGGAACGTTTCCACCGAACAGTCCGCTCATGTCATGGTCCTCGCTGGCGTGCCGCATGATAGCCAAGGCCGGTGCGTTTGGCTAGAGGTTGACTTCTCCGGTTCCGAGCGCCGTCTTGTTGCCGCGGAAGTCGCCCGCCCAGGCAGGCCGGCGGTCCTTGATCTTGGCGAACCGGCGGCCCATCAGGGCGTAGCGCGACGCGGAGATCAGGTCATCGTTCAGCTTCACGATCATGCCGTCCTTGCGGTGGTAGAGCGAACGCTCACCCAGCCACATCGTGCAGGTCGAGAACACCTTGAACCGGCCTTCCCGCATCCGGGTCAGCATCTCCATGATCCCGGCCTCGACGCCGATCGACCCGTCCTCGAAGGTGACATGGGTCTGATGGGTGTTCAGCCCGGCGGTGCGATACTGCTTGGCGAGCTGGAGCCCCGAGCCCTTGTCCGAGACGTTGCCGTCGTGCGGCCACATCCACGGCAGCCAGTTACCCCAGGGCCGCAGCACGGTCGCGTGCCACGCCGGGGTCTGCTTGCTCTCGCGGTATTCGCGGGTCAGGTAGACCGTATCGGTGTCCCGGTCCCAGGCCATCTCGACCGCGGCGAACGGGTGGTCCCAGCCGAAGTCCATGCCCCCGACGCGCGGCCAGTGGTCCGGGATCTGGATCGGGTCGATCTTGATCATCTCCTCCGGCACCGGGAACACGAGGCCCGAGCCGAGAACCGGAATGCCCTTGGTCCGGGCGTCGCGGGTGGCGTCGTCGTAGGACGCGATGATCTTGGCTTTCTGCTCGGGGGTGTAGTGGTCCACGTCGTCGATGGTCATCTGCGTGACGATGCGGTCGTTGCCCGGCTCCTGAAAGAACTTCCGCACCACCTCGGACATGCCCTTGAGCGGGGTGAAGGTGATGTAGATCGGGCCGTTCGTGGTGTTGGTCCGGGTGATCGCCTCCTCGTAGACATCGTAGGGCGGTTCCTCGTCGAGCCAGATCGCGTCGACGGTATCGGCCTGCCACTTCGAGCGCCCCTGGTCGAAGCTCTTGAAGCGGATGACCGACTGGCCGCCGTGCACCGAGTTGACGACCACGGCGTCAATGGCGTCCTTGACCCCGGCGCGACGCTTGGGCTTGGCGGCCAGGGCCTCGCGCGGCAGCATCCCGGAGCCCCACTGATCTTCGATCGACGGGGGACCGACCAGCAGACGCTGCATCCCGTCTCGGGTAAGCTCGCCGCTCTCGGACCCGGCCAAGATGGTGACAGGACGGCTAAACCTGATACCGCGCCACCACGGCGGGTAGCGCCCGGTGAGATGATAGGTCGTTTCCGCCGCGGCGGCAAAAGTCTTGCCGAGCTGGTTCCCGGCGGCCAGCATCCGCTCGCGATACTTGAGACCGTGCGCGTGAAAGTCCTGCTGTTTCTGGTAGGGGTGGTAGTCCTCCAGCCGCGCAAACTTCTTGCGGTTTCGCTCTTCCGTCTGGAGCGCGAGGACCAACGC